CAATAATCTTTAAGGCGTGAAAAGTTAATATTTTTTCACATTTGTGTAAGTGATGAACTCAACATCAATTACTTTTGGGTTCCGTATTCTCGCGCATAGTAAGTTAAATGAGTTTAACACGGTGTACTCATCCAAGTCATAACGCTCTTGAATAGCTTTAATTAGGTTGGCGCGCTCATACCATTCTTCTAGTGGCAATTTCCACTGTAGGTTTGAATTGATAGCCATCACTTCTGGCACTGCGCCCAGCATGCAAGCGTAACTTTGACAGCGCGCCAACACGTTTGCGTCGCTGGCCTCGCTGACGCCATTTGTGACTTCGAATCTATAGCGCAGACGCAAATAGTCTGGACCTATTTCACAACTACCTATGTGGTTTAAGTAAACTATCATACAGCAAAACAGTCCGCACGTCTGTGACAACCTAGAGATTGATGACATGTTATGTGCTTCTTTAGTTTCCTTATGCAGGTTGGCAACATTTGGTTGCATCGAAAACATAGCTAACATATCGTCACCAAGCATTAGTGTTTTCTTTAATAACGGCGCATTACGTTCAAAGAAATCTGCATGCACTTGCATATTAGTTATTAAATTCCCTATTGAAGTAGAAGATTGTCCTGTGAGTCGCATTTCGTCCTCATATCCTGAGTTCCATCTAGCCTTAAACTTCCAGGTTTGATGCATCGTGCGCCACCAACTTATGAAATTAGTGCTGACTCCCAATACTTCGTATAAAGCCATTTCTACGTCTATTAAAGGTTTATCAGTTTGCCTATCTTGTTTTGACAAATCATTTTCAAAAAACCATGTTACCCCAGTCGTGTTTCTACAAGACTTGCTTAATTGCTTCGGAGTCATGCCATCTGCATAAATGAATGAAGGTCGTAAACTTTCTTTCAATCGACGTTTTACTTCCAAAAACACGGGTGATGTCAAGGCGGCGATTGCCTTGCGTTGCCAAAATATGGCTCGGGCCTGATGTTGACCCCAGTGCATTAAAGGATCTTCTTTTAGCAAACTTTCCAATTTGATATGTACATTTATTGCGTTTAATGGGACTACTCCTATCTCTTCTTGCAATAAAGTTTTCAGTTCTAATTGTATTTTATCTGCGTCAGGCCGACCAGCAATCCAATCTCTAGTCTTGTCCATGTCAACGTCCAATAATTGGGATTCTTCACAATATGGTACAAAGCCATCAATAAAATACACTCTAACTATTTGTTTTAAACGATCATTGACGGACTTAGTTTTTTCCGGCAATCTGTATTTTACTTTACTTTTGAGTCGTCCAACAACACTCCTGTGTTCCTCGAAAGTCCATTTGGATATTATGGGCCTACTTTCCATAGGTGTGATTTCATTTAATAAACTTTTGGTGGATGTGCTTATTCTATCTGGATTCTCTCTGCTACGAACGGTGCCAGGGTTGATTGGCGCGTATTGTCGTAAGTCCATAGACAAATCTGTGTTCAACCACAAATTCTGTATCTCATGAGGGACGATCTGTTGGAAGATGTCAGATTGTTGCATTTCATCAGTGTCAAATACTAACTCAATGTCCACTTCTTCAGACGGTTCCTCCAAATACACTGCGCCTAACGTGACTATGTTTGACCATTTGCTAGCTGTCAGCTCATTGATGTCATTGTGGAAAATTGTGACATCGGGTATCGGCGTGATGTCCAATTTTTTATTTGAATTGTCGAATACGGTAGGATGCCACCAATCTCTTGATTGTCCGGTCAACGTTATCTCCCCATCTAATATGAGATCAGAGTCATCCACACCGCCAACCATCGGCTTGGTTAACCATACGCAATGTTCTAATCCAAATACGGTCGACGATGCAACTATACTAAAACCATCTGACATTAAGCGCAACCAATTGTCAGCCGTTGGTTTAACTTTATGTGTTAACATAATTTTCGACGAGTACATACCATTTTTGTTGACCATGCATTGACTAGATAATGGTATGAACTTGCTCTCATCTATATTTAACCAATTCATCCATTGTTCTTTGGTTAATTCCTTAACGCTTTCATGTATTTCTTCTTGATGTTCAATCTTTTGCACAATCGAGTCGAATTTTTCATTTAATTCTACTGGCAATATAGACGTGATGAGCCCGTTTCTAAATTTGACGCTCAAATTCAAGAACGTGCACAGAGCATTGAAGCACCACTTCAAGCCGTAGTGGTCACTATCCATGACGGTGCTCAGCTCACCAGACATTAAAGCAAGTCTTAGTGATCTATTATATGTTTTATCAAACAAAGTCAAGGTGCAGGGTGAATCATTACGTTCTATCCACACTTGTCGTACACTTGACATTATTAAATGGCGTTCGTCATACTTGTCATGTCCTCTATTGTCATATTCATACACGACAACACACTCATCACCCTCTCTGAATAAATCCGTAGACGTTACACAAGTTATAGGGTGAGTAGATAGACGGTTTTTTGTTTGAATGTTGAGTGGTTTTGCTATAAGGCTTTCATCTTTAATTCTCAAGACAGCATCATATGTGTTAAGCCTGCAACCAATATCTATTAAGAGAATGAGGGCATCTTTAATGGCAGTCTGTGTGACCATTAGCCTTTCCCCTGACAAAGTGTGAATGACATAACCCAAAGTCACCCCAGTGCTACACAACACTAGGAATATCTTACCACTGGGTACATTAACGTCATTGATGGAACAAATGTGTTTGTGTTTGCTATGCACAGACACGAGCGTGCCACCCACCTTCGAGCGGGCAGCGCGTGACCACAGTTGTTTAGTGTTGAGCGAATGTTGAATTTTGAGTTGGTTCATGCTATCACGTATTAAGTGGTTCCAACCATCACCAACACTCAATTTTTTCATGATAATAGTGTCACAATTATTCAATCCGTGGACACTAAATTCATATTTCCAACGCAGGGTTGGGTCATCAACCATTATCTGCGTCAACTTTGACTCAGACCCATCAATTATTGTAATGGAAACCAACATGGCATGTTGATGATGGTCATGTCGGTCCAACAGTACGTTCATCCATACACCACTATGGTTAACACTAAATGCTTCATAATGACCATCCTTAATTAGTCGACAGTTGATGCCAGTCATCAAACAAGCTTCAATTAATTGATTCTCTAGTGTGTATTCGGTCAACAATTTAAGTGCGGGATCCATCACCATAACATCATTTTCTTGACAAAATTTTATGTAACAATGTCTCGTACAAAAATTAGGTGATTGAGGGTCATAGACGACGTTATGGATGCACTCACCTTTTGATGTCAGCAAGTGCGTTGCATGTAACCCATTAAGTGACAACAAATTAGCAAAGTTTAAGTCAGTGGCGACTAGTGATCGCACCATATGCAATCTCTTGACCACAGATAATTGATCTAAATTGCATTCAGGATATTGGTGGTTGTTATTCCAGTAAGGTTGATCCACCTCCAAGCCCACACTTAAATGGGTGGCGTTTGACATATAAACATCAGATAAAGTGGATATGCCGCCATGTGACACTATTGTGCTGTGTGACGTGATAAAGTCTACTAAATTTAATTTCTTCGTTGGTATTACTCTGTACCCCAATGTGGTGTAATTTCGCAACAGCACAGAGCGTGCTTTCTTTGTAAGTTGACACTTATCTAAACCAGCTATGATCAATATTTTATTTCTGCTATGTACCTCAGATAAAGCAGAATATCCACGGTTCAATTCATGAAAGTCACAATTAGGCCCACACACCACCAGATCCGCTGTTCTTCCAGACAAATTTGAATGCAAAATTGCGTCATTTGCGTCTGCAAAGTTGCGACCGTCTATTTGATTGCCAATGATTGATACATTTGGCCCGCGCAATTGGGGTTTAACAAAATTGGCCGTTGCCGGTATGATTGTAATCAAATTCTTAATTCCAAAATTGATTGACGCTATATTCCATGGCAGATTTAATTCTTTTGCTTGTACAAACGTAATACTCTCCACTGCTAACATCATAATTGCTTCATTCGACTTGTACATTGTGAAGTAGGTGTCAGATTCATGTTCGGTCAATGAGAAAGTTGGCATGGCTGTGTAATTGACCGGCACAGCTCCAACCAATCTAGCAGTCTGAGTCAGAGTGGGTATTGCCAAATTACCATACAGGTATTTCGCTTTAATGTTGGATAGAGCTACGGTGCTTGCCTTATACAAAGTCCTAATCATTTCAGCACTTTCAGTAATATAAGACACTCCAGTCATCGAGCTTAGTTGTAAGAAATTAACGTTTAGGTTTAAGTATATTGTGTCGTCATCATTATGGCCATTAGTACTCAACACAGTTATCACGCTTAAATTATTGAATCTCAGATTATTTGCCAAACCTAGAGCCAATTCCACGTCACCTCTCGTCCCTATACCAAATACAATTGCATCGTAATCGTATTTCTTAAATGTTATGAAATCAGTAATTGGTTTCTTTGTGTTGTCACACAACTTCGCCACTAATTCGCGTGCAATGTTAAATAGTTTCACGGCGCCCCCTTGTGTCGAGTAACTATGTTGGGCGAGTTGGTCAACCCATTCACCCAGGGCATAATCGTGACCTATCCATCCTAAAGGGCCGCCAAATCCAGGCAAAATTAAGAAATTAGATAATTCAACCTTGCATTGCGCCAACACACTCGCTTGGTTCATTGTGAGGTATGTTTCTGACATGTCTGCAAAGTGCGCAATACTTCCAAATTCTGATCGATACATCTCACACATTTTAGCTGTGTTGTTGTCACTTAATACTATACGAATAAAAATACGTGCCCATTGGTAAAAGAAATCATTTTTCGATGGTATCATCATCAACCAGACCTCAAATTCATATTTTGCTTTATTTGTAATCTTTGAATAATACAGCAGTCCTCTGTCACGCACTTCATTTGAGTTCCAATCTATAAAAAAAGGGTCAATCATGCAACTTGCGTCGATCCACAGGCCACCATGTGTGCGTAATAACCAGCAACGAACAACATCTGCCCAACATTGAATTGTCAGCACTTCTTTCAACGCTAATAATTCGTGTGGCACATAAAGGTGGATGTTAGACGCATTTAACATAATCAAGTTCTCCACAATTTTTTTATTATGTGCGTACATTTGTGCAACTAATTTATTTTGCTTAGCGTCCGTATTAGCATCCCAATACATCCATGCTCCGAAGCGTGCATTTCTGTTGGTTTCATCATCAAACAACAACATGATGGTCTCAGGCAATGACATAGTGAGGTCAACAGAATTAATATTTGGTGCTAATCCACTGACAGTAGCGGCAAGTGTAGTCGGCATTGAGTACGCTGTGGGTGAGTCATCAAGCGTCAACAAGTCAGCAACAGTTATACCATCATCATCGATATATGTGCTCAAAACATTCTGATTTCTGGACGAAGATTCATCATGGACTAACGTCTGACACGAGTCATAAAAAATATCAACTTCCATTGATATTGGTTTTACAGCGTCATACGAGGTGTGAATGTCATGCCTTGAGTCAAGCATATCATCACTCATTGAACTCTGTGAGCTATTATCATCGTCATCATTGATGGAAAGGCTTGAATGTCGGGCACTTGTCGAAGATCCCATGACAGAGGTGTTACTATCATCGTCGGAATCAGGGTAATCACTATCGCCATCGTCACTTAATTTAACATGCGATTTACAGTCAGACTTAAAACGGCATACTAATATAGCACGCACAGAGGAGGGTTGAATTGAAACCCTGATACTGTCTACTGCATCTATCAAAGCGCGTAAATTTACACCAAATCCATTTAATGACCTTTCGATGACTGCAGAGATTAAGTCACTTAGTTGTCCGGTTGCATTAAATTCCTTATTTATACATAATAAAGTTTTCAACAATTCTACATTATTGGTGGCCAATGAAGACATACTTTTGACAGTCAACATGTCAACTTTGTGCAACACCAAAGCAGCAATTGCTGCATGTTGAGCAAGCTCAATCGTAGTATTGTAAGTGGGGAATATACCTGTACGACTAGTGTCATACGTCGACAACAAGGATCGTACGTATGCCATCAATTTATCGAAACTAGGGTTATGCGCCACGCAATAATTCAAACATCTATCTAAAATCCTTTTGTCAGCTTTCTCCACACGTGCAATGAACTTAAGCTTGCCACCATCAGTGATTGTCAGCTCAGGCAAACGCAGGGCGATGAACGGGTTATTCGCCGACATACATCTTACATTAATCACATGCGTTGTAGAAAGAGTCAGTTTGCAAATGTTGTATCCGTTTAGTGCATCTAACACGTCAACTTTAACTTCTTGTCCCAAAAGTGACCCATATCCCACTTTACATATGTTCATCAATTTTCTGTTGATTGTCATGGACATTTCAGGCATAAAATTGCGGTCATGGCACGTCGGGTCATGTGTTATGTCACACGCGATTATAGTATGTTCATGGTTTAAAATACAATTAAGTATATATTCATCATCCAAATACATACTTGCGGCGCCTAGAATGCACATCACACCTTTATCAGTGTCAGTCACTACAGGTATACCCCGAACTAACTGAAGCTGCACTTTATCGATCAAAATTTTTTCTTCAATTAATTGATCAGCTGATAGAGACACATTTGTTTCTTCCAATCGTGTTTGTGTTTCTTCCAACTTTCTGTTCAGAACTTGATAGTATTCTTCATACCAAACCTTCGCAATACTCCAACTTAGTTCCCAAGGGACCATCAAAGCGGATTTATTTGGGGGTTGCATAAGTTGAACATAATGCCTATTAGCAACGGGGTTGAGATGTAAATTCAATCCAAAATAATGAATACTCGTCCCTTCCCCTTGGTTAGCGAATTTGGTTAGGGTGTAACTGTCTATTAATTCATGTTCCCATGATGTAGGCGTAGACGCGTTGTGGGTAGTGACCGCTATATTGAGTTTTTCTCCGCTCAATAATGCGTGCGCTCGTTTTTCATATAAATTTGAGACAACAACATTCAATTTGCTGTTATCTATAGATCGCATGGTTTGTTGAAGTTTGTATTTTTTCACAAACTTGCCAACATTGGTTTGGTGTGTTATATGTTGTTCCACAGACATTTTCATACCATTAGATGATCCAATGAGTTTTTCACGTCGCATAATCGGTCTAATTGTTGACAAAGCGATATTAATGAAATCGGCCCATTGTATGGCATTTGATCCAACAGTGACAGTGACATCATGATGGATTCCAAGCAAACGATACCGTGTGGTTCTTTGAATTTTTAAAAAATCAGTTTTCACTATAAGAAGAGTGTGTCTGACAGCAGAACGCCAATTCTTTGTCGTCGACATCTTATGGCGACTAAGTACTTTTGAACTCCAAGCGGCATTGTCATTTAGTGAGGCAGCGGACAATACTGTGTTGCCTTTCAACTTACTAATTGCTGCCATCGGCAATGTCAATGCTCGATCTAACATCATGAATTCTTCAATGCGTGCATCATACCGAAGTTTATCTAAGAAGGTGTGCGATTCGCCACCGAACAACCATTGCTTTAGACATACAGCCAATGTGTCATCAGGGTCGTAATAGAGGGATCGCTTGAGTGGTGTGATCCAACCGTCAGTTACGTGTAATTTTGTAAGTTTGCCATAATTCAATGATAGGCCACACATATACGGACACCCATTCGTTTTCTTTAATGTGTAACCTTTAAAATCTGCTCCTAAATGCAATTTTCCATCATTAATGATCATATCAACGACCCACAATAAAGCTCGCAATCGAATCGTTGTGCTCAAATCAACGCGCATCAGATTGTCAAATTTACTCGTCGGACGCACTCCTGGCGGTAAAGTGAGAGACGTCTGCATCATATCGCGGACGAAATCAATACTTGACGTTGCTCTCCATACACCATCCTCTTTAACGTAGGAACCAACTGGTAGCCCAAAACCATAAATTGTAATACCATCACTATTAGCGCGAGCAACGCAATTGTCTTGCGCTAAGTGGGTGTTGAGTAACACGACAGTCTCCTCGATAGAATTGTCTAAGTGATCAGTTAATGTCACTAATTGTGTTTGAGCCCCACCTGTAGATGAAACTAAATGTCGTATGTCAGTTACTTTATATTTGCTACCCACAGTTAAAACAATGCAACGCTTCTTTGCTCGAGTCAGTGCAGATGTGACATAATTTCTATCACGACATAATCCAAAGTCACTAGTGTTATTGCGCCATTGTAACACTAAAATAACATCATCCTCGTTGCCTTGATAGCTATGCACTTTTTCTACATGGGGCAATGATGACATGTCACAATTATCATGACTAATGTCATCTAACCATTTCTGGATTATTTGTTGCTCATTAGTGTAAAATACTAAGATGACGTCGGGTCTATGTGAGTGTAATTTAGTTAATAATTCATCTTGGTCAAGCGCGTCAATTTGTTCTAAAATCAACGTGGTATCAATATCTTCATTAACTTCGAGATTTGGTGCCATTATTTTCAATTTTCTAGCAAGATCACCCCCAAAACGGTGAGATTTGCGCCATGTGACTATTTTGGTTGGGTATGTGGTTATCAATTGAACTTTGGCAATCCCCTGCAAAGCGACGGAGTCAAATTTTCCAATTTGAGTGCTGTCATAATATAAACTTAAACGTTCGATTTTTGAACTGACGATCAAACTCAAATCTAAATAGTCCAAATTATTAGCCTCATCTATCACTATGTTGTTGTATTTTGATAAATCATCACAAGAAGCCCTTTCTAGTGTCTTAATGTTAGACCCATTATAGCCACGTTTGATCAAATTTTCCTTCGCAGCAGTAGTGTACGTGACCACTAACGTGTTAGGTTCCTCTTCCAATAAGATTTGGCGACTTTTCCCACTTCCAGCGCATCCATCGAAAGCACGCGCGTTAGCCAACAATAAATCTAAATGGTGTCCATTTTTGTAAGCTTTGTCTAATGAGTATATGCGTTTCAAACATGAAGCAAAGCTATCTTTGTGTATCATTAATGTCAGTTCCTCATTTAATCCACATGCGTGAACATAAATCAAGCCATCTACAATTTTTGACACATAAGATAATGTAACTCCACCACTCTTTGGCTTTAGCCCCACAATGTCCAGCGGCTTCAAATAACCACTTTTCAACCGCAAAGTCAAAGCGTCACCCACACGAAAGGGTTTTTGATTGACGTAGGTAATCGACTTCGTGTTGTTGTTTAAAATGTCGCGGCGTATTTTAACTATTTTCAATGTTAAATTAATCATTTCAAGTTGATGCAAATCAGTTAAGTCTGCGGGTATAGCCTTAGGATACGTCAGTTGTGAACTAAATAATACGTCCTTGTCATCCAGACTTTCACCAGTGATAAATCGGCCAAGTTCAGGAACCAAAGACAACTTAAAATTATAGCGATGTCGATGTACGTCGGTTGAATCATAGTTGACTATGTATGTGTCACGATTAATGGGCATTAAATGGACTTCTTTTGCGCCTTCTGTTGCGGCAGCAGTAGAACTCAAAGCTAATGCGAACTCAACAGCAATGTTTTGTCGTGCTTTGCCTTCAAAACTGTATAACCAACTGAGCTTGTTGGTTTGTTTTAGTGCAGCAATTCGATCGAGATTATCCACTGTAGGCTCACATTTATAATATTTGGGTGGTACTATAAAAGTGAAATCAACTGGTGAAAAATGGCCAATTGATGATGGTGAATTTACATCCAAACATAGTGTGTAAAAATAATCGGTTGCATTGCACACCATAGCGGTGATCGTCGTGTTTTGCGTACCAAATGAGTCAGATACATGAAAGCCAGAAGTCAATACGGCCAAATTCAATTTTTCGTGAAAAGCAACACGGTTCAAATCGTCAAGTGAAAAAGGTGGGACAGAGTCTGCAATAAATGAAAATTCGTCCAAGGTTATGGATGACATAGTGACGTGTTTATATGCTTCATATGCACATGAATTGTCACTTGAGTTTTGGATGGATACCTTACCCTTAATTTCGACAGATGCATTGTCTATCACAAAGGTGTCCTCAGGATGGAATGGCAAATAAACACCAAAAGCTTCAGTGTTATAAGGTGCCGTTTCATCACCATAAGCTACACATAAAAACTGTGGATCAACGACTTCAGACACAACATCAAAATTGTCGATGTCAGCTAATTCTACGGCGTGTTGGTTGACACTTTGCAATTTCTTCTTAATGTTGTGCTTATCAAGAGCCACTCTAATTACATTTAATAGGTCTTCTTTTTTAAGGGAATTATTCTGAATTGGTACTGATGGTTTAGTGATCGAGGGTGTGATTAAAGGTGGCGGTTTACCAACTTTATTTTGTCTGTGGCTGGTTGGCTGTAAAATGGGATTAGGTGGAAGGTCCAAAGGCACCTTAAGTTCCGCTATCTTTTTCTTCTTATTCAACCAAATATCAATTTGTTTTAATAATAATGAAAACGCAGCTCCAGAAACAAAATTCCAAGTTGAATTTGGAGCGGTCCCCACGGTGCAACAATCACAGTATGGCTTGCCATTCACAGATGCGCCACAGCACAAACAACCGTCAGCAGACGGTGTGTGATTACATCGTGTAGTGTGATGTTTGCATGTTTTTATGACTTGACACGTAGGAAAAATGTCGAGTTTGGCCAATTGTACTGACCTAGTTGTACGATTCGGCAGCGCAGAATGCAAACTTTTCAATGACTTGGGTATTGAGCCAGCAGCTAAAATCTCTGCCGTACTACTCGCTAAATCAAAAATGGTTTTCACAGTATCAGGTAGATCGACGTGTTCAAATGCGTCATTGCACAATTTGACTGTCAATGATCGAATATCATTGGAACTAATGGTAGAGCTGGTTAACCGTAGTAACCAACTACGATCATTTTGCAATTTCATAGTGTAAATACAAGCAAAAACGTGAAATTGCATTAAGTCGTAATCGATGTGCTGTTGTTTAAGTATAGTATGCCCAGTGGTGTATCTACGCATGTTAAAAGCTATTGCATATTGGCACAAAGCGTTAAATTCCATGCTCCCATTTATGTTGCGCACACAAAGGGCACGAAATAGTTCGACATTTAAATCTTTGTTAACCACTTTTAAACCAACACTCAAATGGTCCTTTTCATCCTTGTTAAAGACACATGGTAAAGGCAAGCTAATTTTTAAACTTGTGTTGACGGTGTGCCAAGTGAATCTGCCAGGGACGATTGGCAGGCTTTTAGTTAAATATACTAGTCTACAAAAATTGCCAGTAAGAATGGGCAAGATATAGTGATAGCGCACCCCAACTTGAATTACATCTCCTTGCAATGCCAATAACGTAGCGGTGTTCAGTTCTAATCCATGTGGTTTAGTGTTAACCATCCAATATGAGCTGTCAGAAGTGTGAACAATTGAAGTCACACTTTCTTCCCTTGAACCTTTAATTAGAGGTATTATTAAGTACATGCCCATGTTTTGGTCGGCAAAATCAACTATGTTATGCAAGAAATCTGACAAAGCAGCCGGTCCACACAAGCGCGAAAAAACGTTAGAAGTCACCACCACTTCATCCATCAACCAAGGTGAATAGCGGGTGTGTGTGGTGCAATCGTCGTCTTTGAGATTGATTACTGAGCCTACAATAGCTGTCTGTTCCGCTCCCATCAATGAACGCATGTGTCCAGTAAACACAGACAACTCTGTGAATAAACTCGGACAGTTGCAATTGGCCCTTATGGAAGGCACCAACTCAATTTGTGGGATGATTAACCCTAATTCCATTTTTTGCACTATTGAAGTGTTCGTAGGGATCAGCACATCCCCTTTCCATAGTCTGTGAAGCATACGCCTCACTATGAGCAAATCATGCTCATCAATTGAATGTTTGTCATGAGCTGACAAATCTGCATAAAAATCCGTGTTATCACCAGATTTCAAAAATTGATCCAGTTGTCCACCTATGAACCATGATGGTATTTGATCATAAATAATGGATGCAGTAAAGTCAAATGGTCTCACAGGTTCAACTGCAAGATTGGCTCCGCACCAGCCGCAGCGCCAAGCAATAGGGAAATTATTAATCAGTGTGCCATTGATGATTTCCCAGCCATCGTCTTCAGTTAAAAATTGGTCATCATAAGTCTCCTGTACAGATAACTCAATGTGGTTACTACGTAATGGTTTAGTGGGGTGATCAAAATGACTGTACACGTTACACAACCCGCAAAATTGACATATGCGAGCAGGACAACCCTTATCGACAAGAGGCCAAGTTTGGTAGCCACCTAAGGACTTAGTGACGGCACCACATAAATCTGGTCGGTTTGTTGAAGCTTGAAGCATATACTTAGCCAAACCACCTCTAACCTTCACATAGGCCAATAGTAATTTTATAAGACGCAATCCGTCTTGTTCAGTACCTTCCGTTGTGTCAAAGCGTTCGTCCAATGCATAATGATGCTGAATGCCGCCAAGATATGATCTGTGGCGATCAGCACAATATTTCAATTGGGCTGGTAAAGAAAGATGTGCTAGAAAGTCTGGTAACTTATGGTAAGCGCGACCAGAAGACCATTCGGAAATAACAATCCCAATATTGTCTGGGGATAAATCTGCGAGATTCATTGGCAGGAAACCCCACCACGACAACGTGTAGATGCTGCTACGAATAGCAGGTATACAAGCAGTCATATAATCATTTCTAAATTTTTTAAGTTTTTTAGTGCGCATGATCTGACGTGGTGTCAGCAACTTATTTCGTGCGCATTTTTTGAATGGAGTGCTGGACGGTTGTAACCATCCAACATTTTCATTCGTTTTTTGTTTTGTTAAGCCTTCAATAAGGCTTAATTTTTTAATTAGTGACGACATGATACAAGAGTTAGGTTATT